CCATCCTTGAAGGCCAATATATTATCATCAGGGTGAAAGTTGACTATAGCGCCTTGTTTTGTGATAAGTGCATCATTGGCGTAGTATTTGCTTCCACCTGCATCGAAACTACAGACCAATCCAGAACAAGAGTTACGGGTAACATTTGATACCGTGCTTGACCAAGATGCATCTTTTGTTGAAGCCACCCAAGCTGCATTTTCATTCCCCAAAACATTGTACCAGGCCATCCCGCCTGAACTACTCCCGGAGCCAGTTCCATAAACAGTTCTTTCGCTGTGGCCGTCACTGATAGTTGTGCTTGTCCCGTATGTTCGGCATCCGCCTCCCCCTCCTCCACCACCGGAAGGTGTTAGCATCTGCCTAACGGTGTTCATAGCACTGTTCATGTAATTAATTGCTGATCCTGCAGTTTGCCCCAGCTGAGTAACTTCAGTTCCAGTTTTTGATGTCTGGTCACGGTATAATTTGAGGAGTTCTGTTGCAGAGAGAACATTTTGTGTGTTGTTTTGGACCGCCAGGGAATTGTCTTTTTTCATATTCTTGTTTTCATTTTCAGTACGATAAATTTCCCTCAAACGTCCCAATGCATCCGCTGCGCTTTCTGAGTCACTTGGTAATGTTGCAGGACCACCTGCGCCAGGGCTAGTCCACTTACCTCTCGCTGCAGCTTCATACGGGGTGTATTCTCCAGCATTTTCATATTGCACCTGCTGGCCGGCATAATCCCAAAGAGCCATGCCCCCGGGATCTGCCATCCTCAATCCCATGTCAATGATTTTATCAAGATGCAGATCTTTGATAATAACACTGATTCTTGAAAGTGCGTCCTCAATTATCCCTAAAATATATGATACCCTATCAAAAGCATCGGCAAGTTTTGTCACTGCTTCCGAAGAGGATGTTGCGCCCATGAGTTTCATTGTGATACCACCTATTGCATCACCCACTCCCATAGCAGCTTGCAATAAATTTCCAAAAGAGTCAACTAACGGTTGTATTTCTCCAGATTTTATCATAGTTGAAATTTTGTTTGCAAGATTCTCAAAAGTTGGACCAATAACACTAGTCAATTCTTCCCCGAAAAGCGTTTTTAGATTCTGGACCTGATTCTCAAAATTTGCAAATATCCCTGCAGTTGAGTTCCTAAGCGCCTCGGCACTGCCACCAAATGATTTTTCCATTTGCATGGCTAAGTAATCTACTTTCTGGGCTGATGTCATTGATTTGAATCCAACGGAATCAATTTCAACACCAGCTTTTTCAAGTGTGAGAGTTGTACCTTCCATCGCACTGAGAATTTGATTTGTCGCCGCTTCAAGATCAATACCTCTTGCAGCTGCATAATCCTCGGCTGCAGATAACAACTTGAGTGATCTATCATAATCTTTTGTTGCAAGCATTATATTATTGAAACTCTTTCTCACAGAATTATCGTCAAAAGAAGTTAGATCAGAATGTAAATCAATTACATTTTCAACTTGCTTTGAATATGATTGCATCCCAGTATTTTTCAAAAGATTTTGTGTCTGTGATTGAAATTTTGATTGCTCGATGGAAAGCTGTACCATTTCACGGCTCAAGTTCTGTATTGCTGCAACACCATGAGTTATGACTGCAGTCGCCAAAGTACCCATGGCAACTTCAGCAGCATGACCCATAGAATACATTGCACCGCCGACTGCGCCTCCTGCTTTTTCAAGGCCGCTTAGCGAACTCTGGACATTTTTTATTGGCCCGGATGCACGGTCTTCAGCCGTTACTGTTATCTTGACGTTTTGCTCTGCCATGATGCTCTTTCCTCTTTTTGATTAGTTCTTCCGCTTGGATTCTCTTTTCATCCTGGGTATCTTCTGTAGGATTTTGATACAATACATACCCTCTTACCAATCTTCTTTTTTCCAAGATCGTTAGTTTTGGTATTTCCCATACTTTGTACCCAAGTTGATGTAATACCTGCTCCTCAAGGAGCCTTGCCTTTGCTTCCTGATTCAGGACGAAAGGATTCTTTTATATCACTGATATCCAGGAGTTTTTGAACTAGCAATGCAATTGCCTTTGTCTTACCAAACTTTTTGATTTCATCAGGGGAAAGTTTAGGCTCAACAATATGCGCTGAAAGTACTTCATACCCTTTTATTGGGTCAGATAACTGTGCTATCTCCCCCTCTGGTATTGGTATGATCTTGACTTCTTTCCCAGGCTCCATCTCAATAAGTAAGGCCTTTAATTCGCCTTTTTCATCCCTTTCATGGAGGAAGTATGATTTCTCAATTATTGCGATTCAATCACCATCCACTTGCAGAAACTGTTGAAGGGGCCTCCCATAATACTGTTGCATGTGTTGCTGAGAATCCAAATTTGTAGGTCATCTTTGTGTCAAGCGGGAATAATGCACTATAATCCCCAAATATTGCATTTGATAATGTGATCTTTGCGGTGTCTGCTGTAGTGTCAGCATAGCCTTTGTCAATAACAATATCTTTTGGAAGAAGAGCTTCATTTGTTGATGTGCCTCCAAGTACTAGCTGCTCAATTTCATTTGCTGTTGATTTGTCTGGGATGTAACATGATATTGATCCATTTATTGGCTCAAACTTACCAGAATATGCTGTTGAAGGCGATCTTGCAGCAAGACCGTGACCAAGCTCAATACTTCTTGCTATTGTGAATTCAAGGTCTGTGATATAATCAATCGCACTTATGGCCCCTATCGAATATGAAAACTCATGGGGCTTCCATGCTGTTGCATCATCAATCGTGACTGTTGTTGGTGCTGTGAAGGGATCGTTTAGATCTAAATCCTTTCCGATAATATCAAGTGATCCTGATATTGGCTCATTTAATCCCATCTTGAACGATAGGCTTTTTGCATAGCATCCGAGGATCTGTGTCAGTTTATCGTTTGTTCCCTTCATCATACATGATGCTGTGAAGGGCAATGGAGTTCCAGATTGTGTTATTGTCCATGTATAAGGCGCCGATACTTCAACTGGATCCTTTGCAGCAATTGATCCCATTATAATTGCAAACGGCAACGCGCCGTTGTAGACAAAGTTTATCTTACCTCTTGCTTTTGCAGTGTGATATGATATCTCTGAAGGATATGCCATTGCTGCCGGATTTACAGCAGTGATCTGATTTTCAAAGCCATATTCATATTCTGAATCTAATCCTAATAGTTCAATCGCCGCCGTAGTTGGCGCTGTTGGATCAACACCAGTCCCCCAAGAGCTTTCTTTTTTTACAAAAACGTCTCCTTTTGTATATACCATAATTTTCACCTAAGTATCTCGTACCTCACAAGGCACGTCTATTTTCATTGCATTAACAGAGATACCATTTCTTTCAGTTGCGGCTAAATCCCAACTGATTTCTCTGCCATTAAAAGTACCAAAATAATCGCATGTTGCGGCATTGTTGCTATCCTTGAGTGTTGGATTTGCTGCAACTGCTCCGATAATTCCCTGATAGATTGTATCCATCTGGGATGTTGAAGTTGTTTGTTCTTCAAATATTGTAAATCTAACATAAAATGAAGTTTTCTTATGTGGCTGGCTCAAAGACACTGAATCCACTGATGCTGCAACATAATCAATATTGACTTCAAGTGATCCAACTGCAGTCGTGAGCTTTGTGGGCCTGGTCCATGTTGTAACTACCGATAAGCCATTATATGCGGCAAAGATCCTTTCAACATTGGTCAAAAATGCGATTGGCCCAAATGTCATGTGAACACGTACCCCATCTTTCCCCCAAGTGCCGTTTTGATATCTTTCATTCTACTGGACCACTCACGTTCAGTTTTCTTTTCTTCAGAGTATTCCATGCTAACTTCATACACAGTTCCAGCATGATGTCTTGTTGCAGCACTTCCTTTTGATTTCTCTTCAGAAAATGATGCTTGGGAATATTTTTGTGCAACAAAAAGTGTGGAGTATTCTGATGCCAACTTTCCTTCTGTTGAATCCACCGCATACCCATAAGAGAGGGTAACTGTCATTTTGCCTTTACCTGGGATAAAAACAGTTGTTTCGGCATTTGAGGTTAGTATGATCTTATTATAATCTAAGATTGCATAGGCCGGTGTAACTGTAATACCATCTATTGTAAGTGCTGAAAGTGTCACAAGGGGCGCATAATCTTCCAGGTAGTAAGCGTTACTCCTAAGGCCAACATATGCTTCATATTCATTACACGTTGCAATCTTTTCTCTTGAAACATCAATTGATTGACTTGTGATCGTTGTGCTTTTGAATTTCTTTCCGGTGAAAGTTTCTATATCCGCATCTGCATCATCAAGCCATGAGTAATGAACATCATTTGCACTTGCATTTAGGAAGTCGCATACTTTTTTGGAGCTTGTGTAATTGCCATAAGTCATCGTGTACAAAGTGGATTTCAAGTTTGCAGTGTGAGAAGATGATATCTCATTTAGTTCAGTTGATGCAGTTGTTCCTGGAGCGATGAGTGTTGCGGTATATCCTGTAATTAAATTTATTGCCGCAATAAGCTCCGTTAAAGTATTAAAATCAGCATGCGCCAGAGAAAATGATCGTGTTTGGGAATCGACCAAATAGAGGGTGCCACCTTCAAGGTAAGCTGTACATGTCAAGCTTGCACCAGTATAAGTTATTGTGAAGGCTCTCATTAGATTACCTCGAATACTTTGAGTAACACTGTGAATCCAAGGCCGGCCATTAGAATCTCTAGGATCGTCAAAGCGCCACTTGCCTTATTCTGCCAAGTTTCAAGATCATCTACCCTAACACAAAGATTTTGGGTATCTTCTTTTTGGGTAGTAGCGTTCTTTTTTATCCATGAAACATCAGTTTCTATTTTAGCCAAGCTTTTTTGGATTTCCATTATCGCCTCCGTTATTTGCGGCATGTCCACGATTATTCCCCCTAATCTTGATTTATGGGCCGCATATTACGGTCATATTAGTTCCATCAGAGTATGCAACTTGCCATTTTGGATATTCGTAAAGCTGCAATCCAAAAAGAACGTCAGCAATAGTCCCAGAAAGTGATACATATGGGCTATGAACTTCTGAAACTGTTGGCCCTGCAGTGAGTGTCACTGAAGTTGCCTCGATGGAAGTTATTGTCTGATTATCCAATGTGCTAGTAGATAGCCTTGCTTTCTTTTGATTTGCTATCTGGCTCGACCATGCAACAGTCATGTTTGAAGTTGCTTCAAGTGCTGTTTCAAGAGCGCCAAACGTTGGATAATTTGTAGTAGTGTATGTGTTTGCTTGAGTGTCAAGAACTGTGTAAATTGTGGATCCATTAACATCCTGTGCCGAAACATCATTTAATGCAGTACATACAACTGATCTTGTGAGATTATCATATGTCGTAACTGTGATATCGCTTCTTGCGTCAAGAACATCATATATTTCGCCAATAGTATTGTAACTTGCATTTGCAAATAACCAATAGGTATTGGTATAATTCCCATCTCTAGTTACCCAAAGTGCTGTTGAATTGATGTCAAGCGTTGCAGCAGTGTATCCCTGAACAGATATATTGAAGTCTTTTACATCATCCAGATCTATTGTGACGGTGCCACTGTTGATAGTGATCTTTGCGGTGTTGCAATCTCCGCCATAATTAACGGTGCAAATGTTAATGGCTGCCATTGCTGGCGATACCATTGCAGCCAAAAATAAGGCCAATAATATTGTTATTGTGATTTTCTTCATCTTATCCCTCCAAAAAAATAAAAGGGATTAATAACCCTCTGCTCTCCAGTATCCGTCCACGCCTGCAGTTGTGACGATTGTCACTGCACTACCATCACAAGGGAAAGTTTCATTTACAGTGCATTGATCAGCAGCAACACTGGATCCACTTGGTGTTAGGGTGATAAACTCACATATTGTAAGTCCAGTATTGATATCCCCTCCAGTTTCGCTACCACTTGCAGTAAATGTCCCCTTTGTGACTATTTTGTCACCGGATTTGCCATAACTTGTTATCGTGCTTGAAAATGCCATTTATCTCATTCCTCTTTCTTTTCCTCTTTCTGTGGAGTACCACGTTTGGCCTTTGGTAAGTTTCCAAGATCAACACCGTCTATTACAGTGAATCCTCCCTTTTCTTTGAACATCTTGATATCTGCTTCATTTTTTACTTCAGCTTCCCTACCTGGAGCATTGAATCTGTATCTAAGGCCCGATACCCCTTCATAACTGTAAAATGTTTCAGGTCCGTTATATCTCACTTTTGTCATCTAATCTCCTCTAAAAAATAAAAAGAGGATTATGCTAATCCTCTAATCTTTCCCTGTCCACCAAATTTGTCGCACCAGATTTCTCCAATCCAGGAGAAGACTCCTTCAGTTCCAAACTTGTTTTGGATAAATGGATCGGATGTTTCAATGTATGTGATTGGCTTCAAGTTTTCAAGTGAGAGATGGTCTAGATCTAGAATGTAAATCCTTGAGATGGTATCTTTGACAACATTGTTGGATCTAATGATAGGTATTCCGTTGAAAGTTGCAACTGGAATTCCGGCTTCCTTACCCCTTACCTTGATACCATTAACGTTGAACTCAACATATGCGTCAGGAGTGTAGACTTCTTTTGGCCTTTCTAGCTTGTTGATTCTTGCAGCGGTATCGTATCCTGTCAAAATGACTTTGTTCTTGCTTGAGTCCCAATATGGCTCACATGCAGCAATTACATCGTCAATCATAGAAAGTGTGAGAGTTCTGTCTGTTTCAGTTCCAGATGATCCACCGTGGGAAACTTGAGCATCGGTCCATGTTGCCCCTGCATCTCTATCAATGGCGTAAACGTCACCTTCATTGCTGCCAAGTTCTGTGTCTGCGACTTCATCATATGATGCAACAATCCTGTCAAGAGGTGTGATAATTGTTCCATCTGTTGCAGCGCCATCAGCGTCTGCAAGTATGTTCCTGTTCAAAGTGTTCTTGAATTCTGCAGCTGTGTAGTTGATGATGTCTACCCATTTGGCAGTATCATCTTTGGCCTCCATGAGTCTTTCAATTTCGGACATGTTTGTTGATCTTGCAACTGTGTGTGGCGAGACTGTTACCTCTGCGAAAGTTGGCTTTTTAGTGTCAGGTATTGCGCCTGTTTCAGTTACATCTCCACCAGTGGTCTGTCCTGCGGCAGTCAGTGCCCTGTAGCCTGACTTTGCCCATGCCCTCTTTGGAAGGAGGGAAAACGCATTTGATTCTAGAACGACCTGAGAGTTTAGCGTTGCGCCAAATAGAATATTTCTAATCCCCGTAGTAGATGTGATAATTGGGGCGTCTTCTTTCTGTATAAGGAAGTTGTCTATCTCCTCATCAAGTTCACTCATGCTCTTTGTTTTCTGGAGGACTTTGACATCAAAGCCAGAGTCCTTGAGTGGCTTCCAG